CACAGGATTGGTAATTTATGATAGATTTTATAAGAGATAATAAGTACAAAATAGAAACTGAAGAAATAAATTATTTTTCTTTCAGTTTTTTTTTAAATAGTGAAATTTTATTAATTATTCTGTATAATATATTTGGGAGGAATCGGTTTATGGATATAGAAAAATTAAAGTATGAACTAAAAAAACAAAAAGAATCAAAATTTAAAGGAAATATATATCACTATTCACAAGTAAATTTTTCTTATAATTCAAATAAGATTGAGGGTAGTACACTTTCTAGCGAACAAACTGAAGCGATATTTGATACATCTTCTTTTATTTCAAAAAGTGAGTCATCAATTAAATTAGATGATTTAATTGAATCTAAAAATCATTTTAAATTATTTGATTATATGTTAGATAATATTGATAACTTATTAACAAAAGAAATGATAATAGAAATGAATAAAATATTAAAAAAGAATACTAGTGATGAAGATAATCCAAGATATAATGTCGGAGGATTTAAAGTTATTCCAAATATAATAGGAATAGTTAATGTTATTAATACGACTGCACTAGAAGATGTAGAAAAGGAAATAGATAAGTTATTAACTGAATATAATTCAAAAACAAATATTTCTTTAGAAGATATAATTGATTTTCATTATAAATTTGAACGTATTCATCCTTTTGGAGATGGTAATGGTCGTGTTGGTAGAATTATTATGTTTAAAGAGTGCTTAAAAAATAATATTATGCCTTTTATAGTATTAGATGATGATAAACCATATTATATGAGAGGTTTAAAAGAATATGAAAATGATAAAATGTATTTAATTGATACTATTAAGCATGAACAAGATTTATATAAACAAATTTGTGAAAAACTATTAGTTTTTGAAATAGAAGAAAAGTAAAAACGTGTAAAATATGTTAATATTTTCTATAAAAGGTGATGTTATATAAAATGTATATTAATGAATAAAAATATTGAAGTATTAATGGCAGAATATAATGAAAGTTCAAAATTCTTTGATAGAATTTATGAAGTTTACAATATTGATTATGCACCATATATTTTAAAAAGTTTTTATATAGAAAATGATGTAAATGATATATCTTTTAGAACAAACCTTTCAGAATGGTTTAAAGGAAGAAGTATTCCAAGATAAACTAGATTTACTTTTACATAGATTAAATATAACTGCTCCAAGCGAATTATTAGATAAAGCAAATGCTTTATCACTTTCAGACCAATATTGGATAAAACCATATAATCTAGATGTAAAATATGATGATATTAACTTTTTTGATAACGATTTTGAGTATAGTGAATTTTTAGAGGAATCATTATCTAAAAATAGTAAAGTTATAACGAATGAAAAATCATTAAAAAAACTTCAAATAATACAACTGATGGTATGTTAAAGAAAGCATGGATTATTGAAAATGGAACAAGATATCTTCTTAAAGGAGGATATAAAAATGAATTATTACAACCATTTAATGAAGTTTTAGCAAGTGAAATATGTCGTCGTTTATGATTTAAAAAGAATTGATATTAATAAGTTAGATGGAATTGTAGAATGGTTTGATGAATTACTTCATAAATATCAACATTTAACTAAATTTTCTGATACGGGAATTAATAAATTATGTATTATATTAAATAGGCAAATAAACAAATTAAAAAAATTGATTGAAGTTTCGCAAAAACAAGTTGATTTTTTCTATTAAATTTGATATCATTTATTTATAATAAAGAGAGGAGTTAAAAAAATGAATAATTTTAAACAAACTAATATAAGAAATAAACATGTAGTAGCATCACTATTTGTAATAGGACTTATATTAATGGTAATTGGAGTATCCTATGCCATGTATACATTTACAGGTACAGGTACAACAGAAAACGTAATAACAACAGGACAAATAACAGTAGCATTTGAAGAACAAAATAATATCTTAATCCAAAATAGATATCCAGAAACAGATGCAGTAGGACTAGCAAGTACAGATCCTAATAGTCAAATGACATTTACAGTATCAAGTAATATAACAGGGGAAGCAACAGTAAATTATGCAATAGGATTAACAGATATAGTTGAAGGAGCAACATTAAAACAAGACCATATAAAAATTTACTTAACAAAAAATGGAAGTGTTGCAAATGACTTTACTGAAAATAAAGGAAAAACAATTAAAAGTATATCAAGATATAGTATAACAAACTATCTAGATAGCCATGTAATAGCACAAGGGTCTGTAACTGGTACTCAAACTGATACATATACATTAAAAGCATGGATTGACGAAAACTATAACTTACCAACAACAGATACATCAAGTGGAAATACACATAGTAATACAACAACAACAGAAACATTTAGTTTTAAATTAAAAGCAATAGGGTCAGATGATGTATTAGTATTTGTAAAACCAGAAGTATTAGTATGTGATGAAATGCCAGAAGAAACAACAAGCGCAAATGTACCAAGTTTAGCAAAAAATATGATACCAGTATGCTATAATAGTACAAAAAATGTCTGGTTAAAAGCAGATAGTACAAATACAGATTCAGATTATAGATGGTATTCATATAGTGGAAAGTCTTGGGCTAATGCTGTAACAGTAACAGCAGTAGAAGGTTCAAGAGATGATTTAGTAGATGCAGAGGTTGGGACCGTAATTCCAATGGATAGAATAAATACAATGTTAGTATGGATACCAAGATTTAGTGCAACTGGAGATACTGCAAATTATAATGGGGGAACACAAGCTGCACCTGGAGCATTTAATATAACATTTGTAAATAAAGATACAGCAGCGCATGATGCATTTGATTTTGGAGGAGCAGTATCAGGATTTTGGATAGGCAAATTTGAAAATTCAAGTAATGAAACATGTGAGCCAGCAAATAGTTCTGACGTAGGAGCAGGATGTAATCTAACATCAATAAGACCAAAAATACTTCCAAATTCAAGTGTTTGGCGAGGAGCAAGTGTATCAACATTCTTTGGTGATATTCAAAAAATGGCTGATAGTGGAAACCAATATGGATTTGATAAAACAATAGATACAACATTAGATACACATATGTTAAAAAATAATGAATGGGGTGCAGTAGCATACCTAACACAAAGTATCTATGGTAGATGTAGTTCATCAACAAGTTGTACTGAAGTAGGAATAAATAATAATTCAAGTTATATAACAGGATATGGAGCACCTGCTGGAAGTGCATCTACTGTAACAAATGGAGCATATAATACAAGTTTAGGAATGGATGCCTCAACAACAGGAAATATCTATGGTGTATATGACATGAGTGGTGGCGCATATGAATACGTCATGGGGAACTATAATAATACAATAAAAAGTGATCAATTTACAACACTGCCAAATGCAAAATATTATAATGTATATACAACAGAAAGTGATTATACAAGTTCGGGATTACAGCATGCGTTAACAGAAACGAAAAATTGGTATGGTGATTACGCGGGCTTCGTTTATTCTATCAGTCCGTGGTTCGTTCGTGGCGGCTACTGTAGTAATACTGGCTATGCAGGTGTTTTCTACTTCAGCGGCAGCAGTGGCAGCTATACTTATTCTGTTTCTCGTCTTTCAGTCACAATTAACTAATTGTTAAATTTATTTAACAATTAGTTAAAGCTCTAAAAAACCCACTAATACGAAGAAAGGAAATAAATTATTTTAAAGTAATATAAGAAATAGGAAGAAACTTTTCCATATTTCAAACTGGATTTTGAAATATGGAAAAAGAAGATTAAAGAAAAAATAAAAGAGGTAGGTAATCCCAGCAAAATTAAACTGATTTTAATTTTGCTGGGGTTTTTTGTATATTTGTAAAATATAAAGTCATAAATATTTTAAAGTCAAAAAGTCATATTTATTATGCAATTTTTGTTATTAAATTTTTAGTTAAACTCGTTGACGTGTGTGTGTGTGTGTGTGTGTATTATACTATTTACATAGGAAGTGAATAGTATATGATAAAGTTAAGTGATTATGTTAAAGAAGTAATTGATAAAAATATTGATAAAGTCGTAATGGTAAAATATGGTAATTTCTATAGATGCTTTTATGATGATGCAATTATTATGTCATATTTGTTAAAATATAAAATAACTGTAAGAAGAAGTGTAGGTTTTCCAATTAATACATTAGATAAAGTTTTAGAAAATTTAAAAGATTATAAAGTAAGTTGTATTGTAATATATGGTATTAATAATGCAGTAAGTTACCTTTTTATAGATAATAAATATATGGAAGTATTAGATAAAGCAAAAAAATATGATAATGTAAATGATGCTGTTAAAGAAATATCTAAATTATCTTATGAAATATTATGTAAAGATTTAAGAAAATCTCATGATATATTCGTTTTTTTAAGAAATTTATAATGGTATCAACTTTAGTTGGTATAGGGATAAAGCTATGGTGATAACGCGAACTTCGTTAATTCTAACAATCCGTGGTTCAATCGTGGAGGCAACTATAGTAATACTGGCAATGCAGGTGTTTTCAACTTCAACAACAACAATGGCAACAGCAATACGAATTATGGTTCTCGTCTTTCAGTCAGTACTTAGTAAAATTGTTATACAAGACTGATGTAAATAGTTTAAGGACTATTAAAGGTTATTATAAGTACAAGCTTTGTTCCTTATCTTACAAAGATAAAATAAATTACTATGATAGTTTTAGGTGAGTAATGTTTTTTATGAAAATTCTAAAACTATTAAGAAGGAGAATTAATTATGTTAAATAATTTAATAATATATAAGGTACATCTTGATTTAATGGAATATGCATATAAATTACTTGTTAAGTATCCAAAATATGAAAAAAACGGAATAGTAAGTGAAATAAAAGAAAATCTATATGATATATTAAAAAATATTATTTATTATAATAATAAAAAGAATAAAATTTCATTAAATAATATATTAATTGATTTAAATATGCTTTTAGTATTAATTAGAATATCATATAAAATGAAATATATAACTAATAAAAACTATATGGCATTTGCAAGAAAAATAAATAACATAAGTAAACTATGTCATGGATTAATAAATAGTGTTAACAATCAAAAATAGTTTTTATAGTAATATTACATTTGATAAGTTTTTAAAAGCATATTATAAATCAATTAAGGGTAAAGGTTTAAAATGTGAAATACTTGAATTTTATTATAATTTAGAAAATAATTTAATTACATTAGTGGATGAAATAAGTACTTTTAAATATATAAGTAGTCCATATAGAGAATTTATTATATATGAACCTAAAATGCGAATTATAAGAAGTTTACCATTTAGAGATAGAGTAGTAGAAACATGGTATGTAGAAAATATAATAAAACCATATTTTGTACCAAGATTTATTTATGATAATTATGCATGTTTAGAAAATAAAGGGACACATAAAGCAGTAAAAAGACTTCAACATTTTATGAGAAGTATGAGGGAGAAATATGGAAAATATTATGTTGTTAAGTTTGATATAAGACATTTTTTTGATAGTATAGATAAAGATATATTATTTGATATATTAAGTAAATATATAACTGATAGATATGTATTATTATTTACATATAATATAATTTATAGTAATAATAAAAGTGGATTACCTATTGGAAATTACTCAAGTCAGTACTTCGCAAATATTTATATGAATGAATTAGATCATTATATAAAGGATGTTCTTCATAAAGCGTGCTACGCACGTTTTATGGATGATTTTGTCGTTTTGGTTGAAAATAAAGTAGAAGCGAGAGAATTTTTTGATTTAATAGAAATATTTGTAAATAATAAACTTAATTTAGGACTTAATAAAAAGAGTTGTTATTATCCAAGTAGGTTAGGAATTGACTTTTGTGGATATATTATTCATGAAGATTATATACTTGTTAGAAAAAGATGTATTAAAAAGATAAAAGGAAAAATAAAAGTATGGAATAAATTATATGATAAAGGTGTTCTTGATAATAAAAAGTTTATTTTATCTTTTAATTCATTTTTAGGACATATAAGTCATGCGAATACTTATAATTTAAAATGTAAAGTTATTAGTGAAATTGATTATTTAAATATAAAATAATAATGTACAAAAAATGTAATAAAAAATGTAATATAAAAAAGAATTAAATTTAAATAACATAAATTTAAGTAAAATAAGTTTTTTTCGAAAAAATTTCGATTTTTTTTCGATTTTTTTTCGATTTTTTTTCGATTTTTTTTCGATTTTTTTTCGACTTGCAATTTGCTTTGTCAAGTGTTATATTTGGTATAGTAGTGCTAATTATTGTAAAATGGCAATATTGTTATAGTATACTTAAGAATTTTGGTGATTTTTGCTAATTTTTTTTTGGTAAAATTAAACAATATAAAATGTTTTATGATATAATTCATATATATAAAGTTTAGGAGGTATCAATATGGATGATATTACTTATGATAAAGTTGTTGATGAAAAAAATTCTAAAATAAAACAGTTATATTGGAATATAGCATTTGGATTACAAGAAGTTGATGGTTTAAAACCTTCAAAATATATGGTGCAGTTATCAAAAGAACATATTGAAGGTAAAAAAACATATAAACAAGTACAAGATGAAATTACATCATATTATGTCAAAAATTCAAATAATTATGATGATGACGAAGAAGAAGCAGATGAAGTATCAACTGCTATTTATGAAATATTAAGTGATGGTGCATTTCGTTTTGATTATTTAACTTATAAAAATTATCATAAAAGATTATTTAAATATTTAAGCAATGAAAAGTATGATGCTGGAAATTTTAGGACTTACAATTTTACTAAAGATGAACCAGTATTAAATGGGGATAGTGTAGATTATCAATCTTATGATTTAATTGAAGAAACTTTAAAGTATGATTTTTCTGAAGAAAAAGAAGTTGATTATATTAATATGAATAAAGAGCAAATAGTTGATCGAATATCAGAATTTACATCAAGGATTTGGCAAATTCATCCATTTAGGGAAGGAAATACTAGAACAACTGCAGTATTTATTCAAAAATATTTGTTAAGTATGGGATTTAAAGTTAATAATGATTTATTTAAAGATAATTCACTATATTTTAGAAATGCTTTAGTTAGAGCAAATTATACAAATTATGTTATAGGTGTAAGGGCTGACAAAATTTATTTAAATAAGTTTTTTGAAAATTTGTTATTAAATAAAAAGAATAAATTGGATAATGATGATTTAAGGATTAATTAATATAATAAATTTATTATTTTTTTCCTAATTTTTCACCTTTCAATTTGCTTTGTCAAGTGTTATATTTGGTATAGTAGTGCTAATTATTGTAAAACGCTAATATTGCTATAGTATATTTAAGAAATTTGGTATTTTTGCCAAATTTTTTTGTTTGTTAAAATAAAGGTTAGGAGGTTAAAAAATGTATAAGATATAAAATTATTGTTTTTGGCAGCATTTTTGTAATACAATTATCTATTTTTGTTGTAACAGATGTTTTAACAAATGTTATAACGATTGTTATATTTTTAACCATTTGTTATAAAGAAAATTTAGAAAAAATAGTAAAATTGTTAGACCAAAAGTATGACATATATAAATGTGTATGACATTTGAATTTTTCTAAAACCCTTTATTTTAAGGCTAAACTACCCACTGGGTAGTTGTTTGTCAGACGCATTTATCCTGCTAAAAACACATACACGTAAAGTTATACAAATTATGAAAGGAGAAAGTAAATGAATAAAGAAGATTTAGTATTTTATCAAGTTAGAATTAATAAAAAATTATTAAAAATTTTTAAAGAAATAATTAAAAAAACTAAAATGTCACAACAAGATTTTTTTGATAGTACTATAAAAGAATTTATTGTTAAAAATATTGATGTTGTTGCAAAAATTGAAGATAAATAATAAAAGGAAGTGAAGTTTATAAGTTTTATTTTTAATAAAATAAGTAATTTATCCATAAATTTAAGTGAGGTTAATTATGGATAAGTATAAAATAAATTTTATTTTTAATGAAGAAAAAGATATAAATGATATATTAATTAGTACTTTAAGTAAAGAACTAGAAAAATATATAAAAAAGATTTGCAAGACTAAAGAAAACGAGTTAACATTATCTTGTACTTATTTATCTCTAGAAGGAGGTAAAAATTGATAGAGAGTATAAATAAAGTATATAATGTTGGTATTTATATAAGATTATCTCGTGAAGATTCTGAAAAAGTAATAGTAAGTGAAAGTGTTGCAAATCAAAAAAGTTTATTACTTCAGTATGCTAAAGAAAATAATTTAAGAGTATATGATATATATATTGATGATGGTTATTCTGGCACTAATTTTGATAGACCTGATTTTAAAAGATTATTAAATGATATTGAACTAGGTAGAGTTAATATGGTTATTACTAAAGATATGTCAAGACTAGGTAGAGATTATATTGGTACTGGTAATTTAATTGAAAAATATTTTCCAGAGCATAATGTAAGGTATATTGCTGTTACTGATAATATTGATACATTTTTAGATAATTCAAATAATGATATAGCGCCATTTAAAGCAATAATGAATGATATGTATGCTAAAGATATATCTAAAAAAATTAAGTCTAGTTTAAGAGCAAAACAAAAAGAAGGAAAGTTTGTAGGATGTAGAGCACCTTTTGGTTATAAACAAGATCCTAATAATAAGAATCACTTAGTAATTAATGAAGAACAAAAAGTAGTTGTAAAAAGAATATTTGATATGTCAATTAATGGATTATCATTTTTTAAAATAGCAAAGATTCTTACAGAAGAAGGAGTAAAAACACCATCTGGGTATTATAGTTTTGAATGGAAAAATAATAAAACTACAAAATGTGGACAGTGGCATTCTAAAACAATAAGAGATATTTTAACAAATAGGATGTATGTAGGTGATATGGTTCAAAATAGAAGAAGTAAAGTAAATTATAAAGTAAAAAAAGTTGTTAGAAATAGCGTTAGTGACTATATAATTGTTGAAAATACTCATGAGCCTATTATTGATAGAGATTTGTTTTATGAAGTACAAAAAAGAATACCTAAAAATGTTGGAAGAAATGAAAAAAAAGAAAATCATTTATTAGATGGACTTTTATATTGTGGTGATTGTGGTCATAGAATTTCAGTACAAGCAAGAAGAAAAAAAGATAATAGATGTTATACTATTTGTAATTATTACAGGACTTATATGAAACAAAAATTTTGTACAGCTCATTCAAATAATTATGAAAAATTAGAAAAAGTAATTATTAATTCATTAACTAATATGTGTTTAAATTATATTAATAAAGATAAAATAAAAAGTAATGTTTTAAATAATGTAGATGAAAATAAAAAATTTAATAGTAAAAAAGAATTAGAATGTATTATTAATGAAATAAAAAAACTAAATGATAATTTAGATATTATTTATATTGATAAGTTAAATAAAAAAATAACGGAAGAACAATTTGAAAGAGTGAAAATAAAATTAGAAAATGAGTTAAATATAAAACAAAAAAAATATAATGAATTAAATAATAATATTAATGATACCATAAGTGAAGAAACTAAAAACAAAATTATAATAGAATATATTAATAATTTTATATCTATGAGAGAACCAAGTAGAGAACTTATTGTAAATCTTATTGATAGAATAGATGTTTATGAAGATAAAAAAATTAACATAAAAGTTAATTTTAATATTGACAGTAAAACAAATGTTTGATATATTAAGTTTGTAATGTTCTAAAAAGGAGATATGGTAGATATGAAAGAATCACAAATACATTTGATTAACAAAATTTTTAATAATAAAACGATAAGAACTGTCTGGAATAAAGAAGAGGAAAAATATTATATTAGTGTTGTTGATATAGTAGAAACATTAACTGATAGTGTTGATTCTGCTGGATATTGGAGAAAATTAAAACAAAGGCTAAAAGAAGAAGGAAATGAAACCGTGACAAATTGTCACGGGTTGAAATTAAAAGCTCGAGATGGTAGATATCGTTTGACTGATGTTGTTGATATTGAAGGAATGTTTAGAATAATTGAATCTATTCCTAGTAAAAAAGCAGAACCAATGAAATTATGGCTAGCCAAATTAGGTAAAGAAAGAATTGATGAAATTTTTGATCCTTCATTGACTGTACAAAGAGCAGTAAATACATATCGTGCTAAAGGTTATGATGAAGAGTGGATAGCAAAAAGAATAAAAGGAATTCAGGACAGAAAAAAACTTACTGATGTATGGAAGGACAATGGTGTAACAAAAGAAGTTGAATATGCAATATTAACAAATGAAATATATAAAGAATGGTCTGGTTTTACTGCAAAAGAATATAAAGATTATAAAGGTCTTAGAAAAGAATCTTTAAGGGATAATATGACTGATATTGAGGTGGCACTTGCTGATTTAGGTGAAATTGCAACTAGGGAACTTGCAAAACAACATAAACCTTTTGGTTTAGAACAAAATAAAACTGTCGCAAAAATAGGAGGTCATACTGCAAAGGTTGCTCGTGATGAACTTGAAAAGAATTTAGGCAGAAGTATAGTAAGTAGAGATAATGCATTACCTTATGAATATATAGAAGAAGATTTAATGATAGAAAATAAGAAATAAATGATATAATAATGTATTAAGAGGTGGTAGTATGAGTATTCTTACAAGCGCAAGTAGTTCTTCTGTTAGAAGAGGATATGATTATTATAAATTAAACAAAGTAAAAAATATTAATCAGTTAAACGATCATGAATTTGAAAAAATATTAATTGATTTGAAAAAATCGGATTATCAAAAATGTTCAGCTCTATTTGATGAAATTAATAATGCAATTTATAAATAAATCTAGCAAAAAGGGGCAAGGACAAGAAGCATCATGATATATTTTTTTTAAGTTTTTGATTTCTAATACTTTATTATCCATAAATATCAATTTCCTCCTTAATCTAGTGTATTATATGAAATATAATTCTTTTTTGTATTGGACAAACACATAAAATAAATGTTTTTTGGAAGAATTTTATATTAAATAAGAATAATATTATTTAACTAAAAATACTTTAAAAATAAGTGAAATATTGATTTTAAAGTGCTAATATGTTAGTATATAGTAGGAGGTAATAAAATATGGAAAATGAAAATAATTATCCAAATGGTTGGAAGGATGGTTGGTCTTCTGCTGATCATGCAACAGAAAGTTATAGTCCATATGCACAACAAAGAGAAAAAAGAGATGTCATAGAAAGAACTGAAAAAAGAGATAAAATAATGTCAGAATATCAAGAAGGACTAGATAAAGAAAAGAGTTATCGTGATAAACAACTATTAGAACAAGCACAACAAGATTGGAGAATGTCTCAAATTGAAAGAGAAGGAAGAGAACAAGTAGAAAATAGAAGAAATGCGATTAATTATATAGTTCAACAAAAAAGAGATGATTATAATAAAAAAAGTTGGCTTGGAAAAGCAATTGCAACATTAAGAGGAAAAAACTTTGATAAAATGAAAAGACAAATAACTGAAAATGCTGAAAAAAGAGTAGATAGAATGACACCTGAACAAGTAGAAAGTTTTATAGAACAAAGTAGTTTAAAAGAAGGTAACCACAGATAATGAGTGAAATGGAATTTGCCTTTAAAGAATATGTAGATGCATTTAAACAAATGGAAACAACAGATAAAAGAAAAGAAATAATTCGCAGTATAAATGAAATAACAGCAATGTTTGATATGTTAGCAAATGAATGTGGTATGCAATTATCTTATTTAAAAAGTAATGAAGTTTCTAAAATGAAAGATGGTTATGAGTCAGAGGATGATTATTTAGAAGTACTTCTTTTTTATATAGAAAATGCAAAATCTGTGTTAGGCCAATATTTAATAAAAGAAGATAATAATTAAATTTTTTAGTGAATATATTTTATATTCGCTTTTTTCATGTTTATTTTAATTTTTGCTAAATGTTATATAAATTTTTAAGTGCTTTTATAATTGAATAATTATTAATAAAATATATTTAAAAATATAAAAAGTGCATAATTTGGTAATATAAATTGCTTTACAAATTAAAATATAATTGATAGAATAAAAAGTATCTTAATCAAGGAATATATTAGATTCAGTGATTATGAAATATATAGGGAGGAAGGTAATATGAAAGACAAAAAATTAAAATCTAAAACACCAAAAGGAATAGTCGATTTTTTCAAACTAAATAGTATTTTTCTAAAAATAGGTTTATTAGCTGTACCTGCGGTAGTTGCAGGATTAATAATTTTTAATTTTTTTGTTGATAATGAAAAATATAATATTACTTTTAATACCAATGGGGGTTCAAAAGTTAATTCAATCGTTATAGACGAAAAAGGATTGATTGAAAAACCAAATGATCCAACAAAAGAAGGAAGTATTTTTGCTGGATGGTATTATAAAGATAAATTATATGATTTCTCTATACCAGTTACAAAAGATATGACTTTAGAGGCAAAATGGGAAAGTAATATAGAAGTAACGGGAATAGCAATTAACAAAACAAGATTAAATTTATATCCAAATGATATCTTAAAACTTACAGCAAAAATAACACCAAGTGATGCAACTAATAAAAATGTTTCTTGGAAAAGTAGCAATTCAGATGTTGTAGAAGTTGATTCTGATGGTAATATTAAGGCTTTAAAAAAAGGTAAAGCAACAATAACAGTAACAACAGAAGATGGAGAGTACACTTCAAGCGTGACATTTACAGTAGAAAACAAAATAGTTAAGTATTCTGTAACTTTTAGAGATTCAGGAAAAATAATAAAAACAGATTATGTAAATCCAGGACAAAAAGTTACAAAAATCCAAAATTTAATTAAGGAAGGACATAAATTTTTAGGTTGGTATGTTGATGGAAAAGAATATAATTTCAGTAGTACTGTAAATAAAAACATAATTCTTGATGCTAAATGGGAAAAAAATACGTATGATATCACATTTAAAAATTATGATGGTAGCATATTAGAAGTTGTGCCATTTAAATATGGTGATATGCCAAGTTATGATGCAACACCTATAATACCAGGTGATGAAAAATATTCGTATGAATTTGCGGGATGGAATCCAAGTATAGAAAAAGTAACTGAAAATGCTACTTATGAAGCTACTTATAAAAAAGTTTTAAACAAATATAAGGTAACATTTACAGATGAAAATAATACTTTAGATGAACAAAAAGTTGAATATGGAAATTCAGCAATAAAACCTGAAAATCCAACCAAAGAAGGATATAAGTTTGTTGGTTGGTATCTTAACAATGAAGAATATAAATTTACTGAAGAGGTAACAGGAAATGTTGAACTTATAGCAAAATGGGAAAAGAATAAGTATACAGTAACATTTATAAGTGAAGAAAAAGTTGTTGGTGAAAAAACTGTTGAGTATAAAGACAAGGTAGAGGAAATAGAAAATCCAATCAAAGAAGGTCATAAATTCATTGGCTGGTATCTAGAAGATAAAAAATATACCTTTACTGGAGAAGTTACAAAAAATATTGAACTAACAGCAAAATGGGAAAAAGAAAAATACGAAATAACATTTAAAGATTATGATGATAGTGTTATTGAAGTTGTAATAGTAGAATATGGAGATACACCAAAAATTAATGTAACACCAACAAGGCAATCTGACGCACAATATTCATATGAATTTGTTGGCTGGAGTCCAAATATAGTCACTGTAACAGAAAATACAACATATAAAGCAGTTTACAATAGTGTAATAAATAAGTATGAAGTAACATTTGTTGATGGTGATGAAACATTAAATAAAGAAACAGTTGAATATGGAAAAATCATTTCAAAACCAAATGATCTAACGAAAGAAGGTCATAAGTTTATTGGATGGTATTTAGGAGATGAAAAATATACCTTTACTGAAGAAGTTACAAAAAATATAGAATTAACAGCAAAATGGGAAAAAGAAAAATATGAAATTACATTTAAAAACTATGATGATAGTATAATAAAAGTTATAAAAGTAGAGTATGATGATATTCCACAAATAGATATAATTCCAACAAGACAAGAAGATGAAAAATATTCATATGTATTTAATGGTTGGAGTCCAAGTATAGAAAAGGCAACAAAAGATATAAGTTACATCGCAACTTATACAAATTATATAAAATATTATACAGTTGAGTTTATTGATGGTGATAAAGTTATAAATGGTTTGTCACTTGAATATGGTAAGAAAGTTCCAAAAATAGAAGATCCAACAAAAGAAGGATATAAATTTATTGGATGGTATCTTGATGGAGTAGAATATGATTTTGAAACACCAATAACAAAAGACATAAAACTAGATGCAAAATGGGAAAAAAATAAATATACCGTAACATTTACAAATGATGAAAAAGTTGTTGAAACAATTACTGTAGAACACGGAGAATTAATTGATGAATTAACTGTGCTAGAAAAAGAAGGATATAAATTCTTAGGTTGGTATGTTGGAGATAATAAATATAATTTTGAAACTCCAGTTACAAGCAATTTAGAACTAATTGCTAAATGGGAAAAAAATAAATATACAATAACATTTAAAAATTATGATGGAAATACATTAGAAAATGTAACAGTAGAACATGGAAATATGCCAAAATATAATGGAACTCCAACAAGAAAATCCGATGCACAATATTCATATGAATTTGCAGGATGGAATCCAGATATAGTTGAAGCCACAAAAAATACAAGTTATACAGCAACATATAAAAGTATATTAAATAAATATAAAGTAACATTTGCAGATGGAGAAGATATTCTAAATGAAGAAATAGTAGAATATGGAAAAACAGTTTCAAAACCAAGTGATTTAACAAAAGAAGGTCATAAATTCTTAGGTTGGTATGTAAATGATACAGAATATAATTTTTCAGAACAAATAACAGGTGATTTAAAACTTGTTGCAAAATGGGAAAAAGAAAAATATACAGTAACATTTACAAGTGATGAAAAAGTTATTAAAACATTAACAGTTGAATATGAAGAAACTGTTAAGGAAATAGAAACACCAACTAAAGACTTCCATAAATTCTTAGGCTGGTATGTTGGAGATACTAAATACAATTTTGACACTCCAGTTAAGGATAATTTAGAATTAGTTGCAAAATGGGAAAAAGAAAAGTACGAAATAACATTTAAAAATTATGATGGAAGTGTTATTGATACTGTAACAGTAGAACATGGTAATATGCCAAACTATAATGGAATTCCAACAAGACAATCCAACGCACAATATTCATATGAATTTGCGGGATGGAATCCAGATATAGTTGAAGCAACTAAAAATACAAGTTATACAGCAACATATAAAAGTATATTAAATAAATATACAGTAACATTTGCAGATGGAGAAGATATTCTAAATGAAGAAACAGTAGAATATGGAAAAACAGTAACAAAACCAAGTGATTTAACAAAAGAAGGTCATATATTCTTAGGTTGGTATGTAAATGATAAAGAATATAATTTTTCAGAACCAATAACAGGTGATTTAAAACTTGTTGCAAAATGGGAAAAAGAAAAATATGAAATAACATTCAAAAATGATGACGGAACAGTATTAGATGTTATAACTTTTGAATATGGTGATATGCCAAAATATGATGGCACACCAGAAAAAAAACCTGTTAGTATTTATAAATTTATGGGCTGGAGTCCAAGTTTAGAAAAAGTAACAGAAGATAAAACTTATACAGCAACATATAAATATTTAGCTGATGTTGATACAAGAATCAAAAGAAGATTAGAATCATTTTCATCAAGTAAATTCCATGTAGATAAAATTGATAATAATTTACATGTAACATTTACAAGTTATAAAACAGAAAATATATATGGTGATACAGTAGTAAAAGAACCACCATTTAAACTTATCGATTTGTTCTTTGAAGTTGTTGATTTCTTCCATATTATTTCAAATGAAGGATATTATGAATCTTTTGAAATGTATTATAAGCACGAAGGACATGCAACTGGAAAAACAATTGATTTAAGAGATTATGATTTGACAGATAAATCATTCGGAAGTTGGTATGGTGATGGAGCTAATGATTATGTTGGTGATTGGATAGGATATTTGGCAACAGGTACAGCATCAACAATGGCTGCTTACGAAGCAACAACAGCGGATTTAGAAAATAAGGTAATAACTGTAACTATAAAATTAAAAGATGGTTATGTACTTGATAATGGAAAAGATGTTGCTACATATTACCTAAGTTTTTAATAGAAAAACAGTATGATGAATAATATCATTAATACTGTTTTTTTGTAATATTTGTTAATTTAATTAATAATATTGAATGTAAGATTATATTATTTATTTTAAATTTTATTAAATATGTCAATACCCATGTAAATGTTAATATAAAAAAACAATTATTATTTGTTAATTTTGTTTACTAAAAAAACATATTTTGTTATAATTATGATGTATAAATTTTATATAAATTTATTTAGGATGGTGATGCTTAAAGATGTTAATTGTTGAAAGTAAAAGAAAAAAATATGAAAAGAAGGAAGGTAGAGTAAAAAATTATGATTAACAAAAAAACAAAATATTTTTTAATACTAGGAATAATAATTTTATTAGTTATTTTATTAGTATTAGTATTGTTTTTTGGGAAAAACAAAAAACATGATGTAATTTTTAATACCAATGGTGGAACAGCACTGGAAAATATCGTTGTTAAAGATAATGGAATAATATCAAAACCAGAAAACCCAACAAAAGAAGGTTATGAATTTGCTGGATGGTATTTAAATGGTGAATTATATGACTTTACAACACCAATAACTGATGATATGGTATTAGAAGCAAGATGGGGTGAAATTGGAAAAGTATCCGGAGTATCTTTAAATAAAAGTAATCTAAATCTTTATATTGGCGATACCTATAAATTTGAAGCTACTATTATACCAACTGATGCAAAAAATAAAGCAGTAACATGGAAAAGCAGTGATTCATCGATTGTAAGTGTTGATGCAAATGGTAATATAAAAGCACTTAAAATTGGAACAGCAACAATAACTGTAACAACTGAAGATGGAAATTATACTGCAAAAGCAACAATTAAAGTAACTGAAGTACCTAAAGTTTCAGTAACAGGAGTATCTCTAAATAATAGTAAAGTAAGTTTATATGTTGGTAAAAAATCAAAACTAACTGCAACAATAAAACCAAGTGATGCAACAAATAAAGGTGTAACTTGGAAAAGCAGTAATACATCAGTTGTAAGTGTTGATGCAAATGGTAACATTAAAGGATTAAAAGCAGGAACAGCAACAATAACAGTAACAACAAATGATGGAAAATATACTGCAAAAGCAACAATAACTGTAACTGAAGTTTCAGTAACAGGAGTATCCCTAAATAAAACTAAAGTTAATTTATATATAGGAAATTCTACAAAGTTAGTTGCAACAGTAAAACCAAGTAATGCAACAAATAAAGGTGTAACTTGGAAAAGTAGCGATACATCAGTTGTTAGTGTAGATAAAAAAGGAAACATCAAAGGATTAAAAGCAGGAACAGCAACAATAACAGTAACAACAAATGATGGAAGTTATACTGCAACATGTAAGGTTACAGTAAAAGAAAAACCAGCAAGTTATACAGTAGAAATTTCACCAATAGAACAAGAAGCAACACATGCTGTAGTTCAGTATTCTATGGTAGTATATAAAAATTCTAGTAGATTTACTAATTATGAATTTGTACTATACAATAATAGAGCAATTTATTCAGGACACAAATTACTAACTGATCAATATAATAAATCAATTAGCAAAGTAACAATTAGATTAAATGATGGAACTGACGTAACAGCAAATGTTGTTTATAAATAAAAAATGGGAGGATTTAGTTATGAAAGGAAAATATAATAAGATTTTATTTGGAATAATAAGTTTATTTTTAGTAATCTTTGTTGGTACTAATGTAAATGCCAAAGAAATGACAATTGATGAATTAGCAGAAATAATAAAAGCAGTTAATCCAAGAATATCATCATTATTCGTAATTGGAGAACATGTTTATACTTCAGAACATACATTAACAACTCAAGATACAATGCTTGCAGCTCGTACAATAAATGTGGCAAATGGTGCTGATGAATATGAAGCAATGGCAATTTTAAAATATGAACCAACATATGATGAAAATTGGAAACTTAAAGGGTTAAAATATGTTTCTACTGAAGTTGGAAAGGTTACTTCAACAGATGTAGTTAACGTTAGATATATTGACTACGTTAATATTGATAATTTATTAATAGTTGATGGTTTAGTAGAAAAAGCTTATGAGACAATCGATACAACACTTGATAATGATAAATTTGAACTTGATATAAATGGAAATGATGCAACTGTAACAATTAAAGATTCAAAAATGAATTCAGTAACAGCCCTTAAAGGAACAGGAGTAGCAACAGCAGCACAAGAATTATTAAAAACAGATGGAGTAAAAGAAGTAGTAATAACAAGTGAACATTTACCAGGTGCAAGTGTAAAAGTAAGTGATGGAAATATTGATTTAGGCAAATTAGATGAATTCTTCTTAGCGTTAGCAGGAAATGGAACAGCAAAAGATTTAAAAGGTAAATCAATAACTGTAGAAATTATGTTAGAAGAAGGATATACAGCAAGTGGTTCAACAACATTTACAATAACATTTGATTCAAAAGAAGTAGTAGTAAGTGGACTTGTTGAAGACGCTTACGACACAATTGATAAATCACTTGATAAAACAAAATTTGAACTTGATATAAACGGAAATGATGCAACTGTAACAATAACTGAAGAAGGAAAAGGAATGAATTCAGTAACAGCCCTTAAAGGAACAGGAGTATCAACAGCAGCACAAGAATTATTAAAAACAGACGGAGTAAAAGAAGTAGTAATAACAAGTGAATATTTACAAGGTGCAAGTGTAAAAGTAAGTGATGGAAATATTGATTTAGGCAAATTAGATGAATTCTTCTTAGCACTTGCAGGAGGAAACACAGCAACAGCAAAAGATTTAGCTGGAAAATCAATAACGGTAACAATTGAATTAGAAGAAGGATATACAGCAAGTGGCTCAACAACATTTACAGTAACATTTGAAACAAAAGAATTAGTAGTAAGTGGACTTGTTGAAGATGCTTATGAAACAATTGATAACTCACTTGATAAAACAAAATTTGAACTTGATGTAAACGGAAATGATGCAACTGTAACAATAAATGAAGAAGGAAAAGAAATGAATTCAGTAACAGCCCTTAAAGGAACAGGAGTATCAACAGCAGCACAAGAATTATTAAAAACAGACGGAGTAAAAGAAGTAGTAATAACAAGTGA